GCAAGGCCAAAGAACTGTTGTCTGCTCTCAATGTGGAGAGCGAAAAGGAACCGCTGGTTCTTGCGGTTGTATTTCTCTTTGTCCTTATGGTGCTTGCTTTTTTGATCGTAGCAATCGTAGTGCTAGTTAAATTATTAGGAATACTATTTATCCCAGTGATTTCTGTTGTTGGATCAATATTTATGGTCCTCACCGAAAGATCTGAGGAAGAAAGTGAATAAACGTGTCGGAAACCGAAAATCCATTTTTGACAGTCTGGGTTGAACTCAATCGCCATGAAGTCTTGGCGGCTGCAGTAGGTGGCTGCCAACGTCGAGTCACGTCAATGGAAGTCGCTCGCCCCCAGTTTTATGGTGCAGATGAGCGAAACAACTTTTGGCAAATTGACATTCAGGGGGCGATTGCAGAATTTGCAGTCGCCAAGGCGTTTGACAAGTACTGGGAGCCAGCAACAGACAAATCATTGAAGTCGCTTCCTGGCGATGTTGGCTTTTACCAAATTAGATCTACCGCTCACAAGACGGGTCAACTGATCGTCCACGAGAGGGACGCTGATGACGTTCCCTTCATTCTCGCAATAGTCGCAGAGCCACACGTGAAACTCGCTGGCTACCTCTATGGGGGCGAAGCAAAAGAAATTGGCGAAAAGCGGAAGTACGGATGTACTTGGGTAACCCAAGACAAACTCCGATCCGTAACTGAGTTGATCAACTTCTCCGATGTTGACGGAGTGTCAATTAAGAAGTCTAAGCGGATTCAATCCCAGTAATATTTTTGATGATTTCCGCTGGCGTTCCGAGCCAAGTAAGCAGCATGGCAAGTTGATATGGGTTGCCTGTAAATAGCGTCACGAATGATCCGGAAAACTTTCCGTCACTGTCGTAAAAAACGGATGAAGATGACCCCGGCCAATCTTCACTTTTGCGAAGCCAATTAGACAAGTCTTCGGATGGCTTTGTTGTTCTTGCTTCCCAGTTCAATGTTCCATCGGGAAGCATAATTTCAACATTGGCTTCTGCTGCGGGAAGGAGTCGAAGTCCTTCCTCCGTGTCAACAGCAATAAATGGTTCAAACCAACAGGGGCGAGTTTTTACTGCATACAGATGACCGCTATAGACATTGTCTAGATCCATGCGCGCACCGTATCAGAACTTCGTGTAACCCTTCAATCCATGCTCGGCTTGAGGCCGTTCCACTTCGGGCCACTCGCCGTATTGAGTTTCGGGAATTTCAAAATCGCTAGCGGTTTCTTTCGTAACTTCTGATCGCACTTGATCAATCCAAGCCCAAGGCATGGAAAAGTAACGTTTCCCAAAGGCAAAAACTTCAATGCCATCTTTCCCCAAGCGGCAGATGACATTCTCCTCGGGATCGGTCATATCGCAAGTTCCTGACATGACGGTATTTTAGTATAAGGAAAAGCCCCTCGCCGAAACGAGGGGCTTCCCTTCAGATGGCTCTCGGATTTGTTCGCTAGAGCCAGCCGAATTTGCGGCTACAACCAGGCCAAGCCTTCCACCCGGATCCTTCAAGAACTCGCTCAGCAATCACGATCTGCTGCTCTCGGCTTGCTTCCCACGGATGTGGTGCGAACTCCCCCCCGCCGTAGGACAGCCACGTTGAGTACGAGCGTTGGTGCATGAACTGAAGTCCGCCACCAAAACCGTTGCCGGTGTTGCACCCCCAGTTGCCTCCGCATTCACACTGGGCCAACTGATCCCATCTTGATCCGTCACCCGGCTCGTAATTGGGTTCGGTGTTACGGGATTCCGTAACAGCAGCGGAGCGTTGAGCCTCGGCTGCTTTTTCCTGCTCGATCCTATTCAATTCCGCAAAGTAGGCATCTGTTTGACGCTGTTGCTCAAGTTCAGCGAGGTAAGCCTCCACTGCTGCGGTATCCACTTCATTCGTGGGTTCCTCAACAACTAAAACCTCTTCGGCTTCTGCTGTTGAGTTTGTTGCTTCTCCTACTTCTCCTGTCGCCGATGCAATTCCGATTGCTCCCGCCATGACGAGAACGACTACAAAAGTGATGGCATACAAACGATTACTTCGCATGAGCTTTCCTTTGCTCGGGGATAAGGACAACCTCTGGTGAGGCCGACATTGACTTAGTGAATCTTGCCAATGACCTACGCTTGGCGTAGTAAGGAAAGGCTAGCAGCGAGAATATAAGTATGCAAGAACAAGGCCGCAAGGGTCATAAACTAATTAGTATTTATTGACCTTATTGCTAATCAATAGTATTAAAGGCCAAGTCGTCGCCCTCTGCGTAAATATCGCATCCAACGCCGTTCCGCTGAAGCCTGTGAGCGACATCAACTGTCGTATGGCTTCCGCTGAACGGGTCCAGAACATTCTCTCCAGGCTGAGTTGAAAGGGGAATGCAGCGGAGTGGAAGTTCCTCTGGAAATGGGGCTAGGTGGTTCCGTCCCTTGGCTGGAGGGAAGCGCCAGACCGAACCCCGCTCAGTTAGTCGGTCCTCGTAGAAACGATGGCCCTTGTCTTTAGCAAGCATGAAGATGAACTCACTGGAAACCCCTGGTCGCCTTGCGTGCTTGAGGTCTTCAGGTCGGAGCATGCCCTTGTCCCAAGTGATGCATGCTCGGTAGAGCCAACCGCAATCAACAAATACCTCAACGGTTCGATGAGGGATATTTAGCCATTGCATTTTCGCCCTGTCGGTTCCGCCCTGTCGGTAACGCGGTCTTCCGTCTTTGGCCCCACCCTTGTTGTAGTCCCCGCCAGCCCCTCCGGACCCCGAGGCGGTGTCACCAAGGTTGAGCCACAACAGTCCTTCGTCGTCAAGTAGTCGGTTCCACTCTTTGGCGCATTTTTCCATGTCTTCTAGGTAGGTCTGAACTGAACCGTTTCCAATTTCAAGTTCGCTGTCCCCGTATTTCCGTAAACCAAAATATGGGGGGCTGGTAACTATTGAGTGGAAGCACCCGTCGGGGAGGGGAATTTCGCGCGCATCTGACTTGAGGATCATGTCAATTCCTTTAGTGGTTTCTGGGTTCCAGTTTAGCCTTTCAGTACCTTGGACGCGAGGGCCATTTTGTGGTGTATGGTCGCCTGATGCTCACTAATGACTACGAAGGTGCTTACCCAGAATACGTTTTGAACGATGTTCGGATCGTAAGGGCGAGTCGCACCCCATGCATCATTTGTGGGCATCCAACCGGGGACTGTAAGGACAGTACGTCCGTCACCCCTCGGCAGATTATTGGCGACGACATGTTCAGAAGGCCTCAAAAATCTGAGCCAGAAATTCTTGTGCTAGAAGATCTGTTTGACACTGTTCAGATCACCCCTAGGACTTCCACCAAGGTTTTAGTGGCACGAGCAGGGACTTACATTTCTCGGTCAAAGGCGATTGAATTCGGTCTAATCACGCCCTGAAGTAGTCAGTAGCAGTATCTAGATTCGCCTAAGTTTGACTTACCAAAAATAACCCAACTAGCCCGAAAGGCATTCCGGTGTCCGTTATCAGTTCTGATTTTGTTTCCAAGTACGCAACTCAAACTCCTCCGTGGGGATTTGGGGGAATGGGAGAAATCGTCTATTTGCGTACATACAGTCGACCAGTTCCCGAACTCGGGCGTAATGAAACTTGGTCGGAAACTATTCAACGCTGCATTAACGGTGCTGTTGAAATCGGTGCTGAACTTTCACAAGAAGAAGCCGAGAAACTTTTTGACCACATGTTCAACCTTCGCTGCTCGCTCAGTGGTCGTTCGCTGTGGCAGCTCGGAACTCAACTTGTGAAGAAGTTCAACGGAACATCTCTCAATAACTGCTACTTCACTTCAATTGAGTCAGTTGAAGACTTTGAACTCCTGTTTGATTACTTGATGCTTGGCGGAGGTGTTGGCTTCTCTGTTGAGCGTGCAAAGATTCATGAACTTCCGAAGGTGAAGGCCGGCGTTTCAATTACTCACGAACGCACGAATGATGCCGACATCATTGTTCCGGATTCCCGTGGTGGATGGCGTCGTCTTCTTCATTCAGTTCTTAAGAGTTATTTCACGACTGGCAAGAGCTTTACCTACAGCACTCTTCTCATTCGGGAATTTGGCGCACCGCTCAACACTTTCGGTGGAACGGCTTCTGGGCCAGGTGCGTTGATTGATGGCATTTCAGATATTTGCAAGGTCATGGAAAATCGAGTTGGCAAGAAACTCCGCTCAATTGATGTCCTTGATATTTGCAACATCATTGGCCGCATTGTTGTAAGCGGTTCTTCTCGCCGTTCGGCGCAGATCGCGATTGGCGATCCCGACGACATTCTTTTCCTTCGTGCCAAGAACTGGGGTTCTGGAAATGTTCCAGGTTGGCGTGCAAACTCAAACAACAGCATCTACGCCGATGCTTACGAAGAAATCATGCCCGAACTTTGGAAGGGGTATGACGGAAGCGGTGAACCGTATGGCCTTTTGAATCGCCGCCTCGCTCGCTCCTATGGACGTATTGGCGAGCGTCGGAGCGATCCTTCTATTGAGGGATTCAACCCATGCGCTGAAATTGCTCTTGCCGATGGAGAGTCATGCAATCTCGCAACCATCTTCCTTCCATCCATTGAGTCCCTTGAGCAGTTCTACGAAATTTCTGAATTGCTTTACAAGGTTCAGAAGGCAATCACGAGTCTTGACTACCCATACGAGAAGACCACGGCGATCACTCGCAAGAATCGTCGCCTCGGCCAGTCGGTGACTGGAGTGCTTCAATGCACGGAAGAGCAATTGTCATGGTTGTCACCGGGCTACGAAAACCTTCGGGCGTTTGATGCCGAATATTCTGCTGCTCATGGAGTTCCGGAATCTGTTCGACTTACAACTGTGCAGCCGTCTGGAACCTTGTCACTTCTTCCCGGTCAGACTCCTGGTATTCATCCAGCATTTGCTCGTTACTACATTCGTCGTGTTCGTTTCTCCAGCGCAGATCCGCTTGTTGATGCATGTCGCAAGCGTGGTTACAACGTCGTTCCCGAGGTCGGCATTGACGGGCGTGAGGATCACACCAAGTGGGTTGTTGAGTTTCCGGCAGAGTCACCAGAAAATGCCGTTCTCGCTAAAGACCTGACCGCCATTGATCAGTTGGAATGGGTCAAGCGTCTTCAGACTGAGTGGGCTGACAATGCCGTTTCAGTCACGGTGTACTACCGCAAGGAAGAACTTTCAGACATCAAGGAATGGCTCTCCAAGAATTACGACAAGAGCGTGAAGAGCGTGTCTTTCTTGCTGCACTCTGATCACAATTTCCCTTTGCCTCCATACGAAGAAATTTCCAAAGAGGAATATGACCGAATGGTTTCAAAGGTTGATTTCTCAGTTGCAATTGCCCCTAATGCGTCAGGCGATCTTCTTGATGAATCCTGTGCTACCGGCGCTTGTCCGGTGCGGTGACAGCCATGAATCTTTCTGACCTTACGGTCCCCTATTCGGGGAATGGGTCCATGGACTGGAATGATGATGGCGTTGTCATCATCAAGGATTTTTTTCCAGAAGAACTTATGGCGCAATACGAAGAGTGCTGGATTCGCTGTAACGGATCTGGTGATCGCTTTTCATATGAAATGACTTCCCCCATGGGGTGGGATTATTGCACTCCGTATCGGCAGCACGAAGAACTTCTTGACATCCTTTCCTACGCTCCGCTTCATGCCGAAATGGAGTCACTGATTGGAGAACCCGCAGGTGTTCATCTGAACCTCACGGGCTGGGTTTCCACGACTCGCGATTGGCACCAAGATTCTTATCTGAATCCTCCAAATGTCGGTGACTATTACGTCGCAGCGTGGATTGCCTTTGATGAAATCGATCCAGACTCTGGTCCATTTCAATACGTGGTGGGTTCTCATAAGTGGCCTCAGGTGACTAGGGAGAAGATTCTTAATGCTCTGGCTCCAGAGGAACGGGATCACCGCTGGCCTCGGTATAGTGAAAGAATCCTCACTCCGTTATTTACCGAAGAAATTGAAAAGCGTGGAGCAGAGGTCGTCACATACCTTCCTTCTCGTGGTGACCTGCTTCTTTGGCACGGGCGTTTGCTTCATCGGGGTTCTACCCCAAATGTTGAAGGGATGGTTCGTAAGTCGCTAATTGCTCATTATTCGGGGATTCATCACCGACAGGACATGCCTTCGGCAATGAAACACAACGGCGGTTGGTATTTCCCTGTTGACGATCCAAACCGAGGTCCAATGTAATGAACCTGTTAAATGCTGGGTGCGGAACCCATTATGCGAAGGGCTGGGTGAACACAGACGTTTGGGAAAATGAAGACACAAGGCCCGACATTCGAGTGAAACCGGGCGAACCGTATCCATTTCCCGACGACCATTTTGATGCTGTCTTCATGGGACACGTGATTGAACATATTGACTGGCCATCACTGCCAGCATTTTTGATGGAAATGACCCGAGTGGCCAAGCCTGATGCGCCGATGCTCCTAGTTGGTCCGGATGTCTATAGGACCATTCAGTTGTGGCACGAGAACAAGCAGCCTTGGTGGCTTGTTGAGTCCGTCATGGAGCATCAGGAGGTCGCTCCAGAGCATCTGAAGAATCACGAGTGGTGGGATGGGGCGACCCATCACTGGAATTGCCATGAGCAGCGCGTTGCGGATCTTTTGAGTCAACTTGGGTTTACTGAAATCCAATCAGTTTCCGAACAGATGCCGAGCGGGAACAATTGGCCGGACCCTGAATGCAAGTGGCTGATTTGGCCAGTGGTCCAGAAAGCCGATTGGCAATTTGGACTTCGAGTAATCAATAGACTGGGTTAATGCTGACGCTTTCAGAAATGGCGGGAAACGGCGCTATCCAGATCCTTGAGAAGACTTTGGCAATTCTTCAGCAACGAGGATGGACCCCTGGCGTCCGCAGGAACATGGTCACTGGCGAGGTTGACATTATTGGGGCCATGGGGATTGCTTCTGGGGTCATGATTGGTCAGATTGATGACTCTTTTGGCATCCCAAGCGATTTGATCCCACAGGCCAAAAGACCTGCTGTTTTCGTGGCCCTAGAGGCTTCTGAATGGGCCGTAGATTGCGATCTAACGGCTTGGCAGGATCAGATGGGTAGATCATTTATTGATGTCAAAAAAGGACTTCAGAGGGCGATTGATCATTTACGGATCGCCGCTCCTTCATAACGTCGATTCCCTGCTCCCCGCAGCAAAAGCACGGAGTTTCACCCACCCACCAGACATCGCAGGGCTGGCACTCCATGAGGTTTGAGGGAATCCCCATATTGTCGTTGAAAATCACTCTGGGGATTAAAGACTCGCTCATTAGGCCAAGTCTAGGGAACTAAAAAACCCCTCGGCCCGAAGACCGAGGGGTTTTTAGAGAATCTAACTAATTAGATTCAGGCTCCGGGTTCATTATCAAACGTGACAGACACGAAGGACTCTGGGCGCTTGACCGCAAGGGCAAGACGCTCTTCGGCGAGAACGACGATTGCGTTCCGGACGAAGAAGTCAGCGTGCTGTTCGCTGATACGGATGGTCGCCTGCTCACGATCATAGAGCTGGGCGCCGGTGCCGAATGCGCCGACGAGGGCTGTGCCTTCGGGCATTGCGGGGGTGTCAACTACTGGCATGCGCCAGATGCGTGGTTCGCCACCAAGTGCGACTGAAACAGCGACAAGGTACTGACCGTTGGTGTCCTTGGTCAGTTCGATGTCTTCCCAGTCGTTGGGGTGAAGAACGACGCCAGTTGGCTCGTAGTAGGCAAGGAACGCAAGGGTCGCCGCACGGCGGATTGCGTCAGCCTTGGTGTCCGGAACTGGGGAAGTTCCACCTGAGGACCAGTCGTAGGTCTGAACACCTGAGGTGTTAAGAACGCCGAGAAGGTTCTCGCCTGTGCGCTGCTTCCCAGTGGGCAAGGGTACGGACCGGAGCCTGATGGCCTTCAAAGACCATGCTTGACTGTGGCTTTGAGGCAAAGGCTGCGCCATTGCGCTCAGCGACAGTGCTGGCTGCGTTGTTTGCGGTGGTGCCAGGGGTGGTGAAGCCAATCATGCGGAAGTATTCAATGACCGCAGCAGTGGTTGTACGCACTGGGAAGAGGTCACGAACACGACGTGTACGCATGGGAGGAACGACCATTGCATCACGCTGGATGGTGCCGAAAGCGCCTGGGGTGCCGGTGGGAAGGGCGCTGTACACGTCCTTCTGACCGTACTGACCGGAGGTGAGGTCGGCACGTGCGATGGTGAACGGTGAAGGCATGTTGGCGCCATTGCGGCCACCATCAAGGGCCTTGAACTCTGCTGAGTCAAGGAAGGCCTCGCCGAGGGTCTTGGCGGAGTAACCGGCAAGTGAACCCGCAGTTGATGCCCATGCGTCAACCGCGCTGGCGACTGATTCGCCTGCTGGCTGGCTGCCCCACTGTTCGGCAGACTTCATTTCTTCAAGACCCTCAATGAGGCCCTTGATTTCCTTGATGTCTGACATGTTGCGGTCAAATGCTGACTTTTGCTCAGCGGACACAACAACAGTGCCATCTTCAATCTTGAATGAGTCAGCAATTTCCTTATTGCTGGCCATCTTTTCACGCATTGCCGACTGAAGTTCGTTTAGTCGGCTCTCGTCGAATGACATTTTTTTGCTCCTGTAAGAGAGAGAGTTTGAACCTGATTGGACGATTTGACCCGTCGGCTCAGGTAAGCACCCAGCCGCAATATCGCGTCAAGTATTTAATTTAGACGCTGATATAAGTGTTCTGGCGCAACTACCCCTCTACGGAGGTTATTTTAACTTATTTAGATTCTTGCCAACTTCACGCATGATGTCAGTAAGAGCCTGTTGCTGCTCTTCAATGGACATCTTCTCGTATCCGTCAGGAAGTTTGAAAAGACCTAAACCTGCCGAATTACTTGCTTTTTTCTTTGGTTTTTCCATCGTATTCCTCTTTTACGCGAGCAAGGGTTTCATTGATCTTCAGCACTTGCTCTTCACTAATGCCTAAATCCTTGAGTGCTGGATTTTTTGGATCAATTTGCTTGACGATGTCTTCAAAAGTGATGCCTGTAGTTGCGGCAGGTCCAAGAGTTCCAGTGCCTTCAATCCACGCTTCTGTCGAGCCTCATTAATTACCTCTAAGCGCTCGTTGAATCTGGTTAGAGTTTGCTTTAGGGCAATTTGAAAAACGGGGTAGGTTCCAACCGTTCCTTCTTTTACGGAGGATGGATTCTCAAAGATCGCCTTGCCCTTCTCGCCCGTAATCTTTACACCAGTCCCAATGCTGGACATATGAACATCAATTGTTGTATCCCGACTTTCATATGGGAACATGATGTTGTTGTAAAAAGACCGAACTTTGTGTTTCCCGCCTAGTGCGGAGTCAAGGAAATTGGGGCTGACATCGGACGAAGCAAATGCAAGGGCTTTGCGCAGGTTGTCAAACGATTGCCACTGAATGGCTTCGTAAACAGTTTCCCCTTCAAGAGTAGTTTTTTCTGTGTTGATAACAATTTGATTTGGTTTCCATTTTTTGGAATCGTGATCAATTGTTTCTTTTGAGCCATAAGCCCGCATGGCAAGAGTCAAAACATCAAGACCTTCCTCGCTGGAAAGAAGTTCTTTTACAGTTTTTCCTCTGAAGTCCTCTGGGTTGGCATTCAAAAATCCTGGTGGATTTTTCTTTTTCCCACCAGCGTATTCTGTCATTTTTGAAGCGTAATCGGCGAGTTTCATTGCTTGAGCAAGCGCAATAAATTCGTCATCAACCACTCGGTTTTCATCAAGAAACTTCGTGACCCATTGAGCTTGCCAGACATTTTGATCCCAAGAACGGCTTGGGGAAAGTACTGCCATGATTCCGGCTGCCTGCCAAGGCTGAATCCCTAAAGTTTCAGCCATTTCATCAACCATTTTCCGAGCCTCTGGGTACCAAGTCAACCCATCCTCAAAGTCTTTTTCGGTTACTGATTCCAACAGAGAGTCAAATCTTCCAGTTATGTCTTCAACGGTTCCAACATCACTTCCATACTTCTCATTAAGTATTTCAGTTAATGCATCAACATATTCAGGACTGATTAAGTCAACAGCAAACTCGTCAAAAGAGTCGGTTTCAGGCTTATTGTTTCTTACCTGAACCCTTGGTTCTTGATTGATTCCCTCAACGCCCCTCTTGCTGGGCTTAACTCTCTTCATTTCCCTGAGGCTGAATGTTAAATCGGCATATGCGCCACCGGTTCCGCCACTCTGTGGGAAGGCTGCATTCATGTTTCCGAGTTCAAGTTCGTCCAAATCGGTAATTGCAATTTGATCGCGATTTAAGCCGATTTTCATTGCTTCGTCTGAATCAACTTGAGTCTTATCAAAAACATCAACTACATCAAGATACAGCCACTTATTCCCATCATCGTCGGCATCAATCCACCCACCAAAGAATGTCCCAATGCTTCGATCATCTTGTGGTTCTGCAAATCGCTTATTTTTTAGACTGTCCCCAATGTAGAGATGTAGAAGAGCAAGTGCTTCAGGTTTCGGATCTTCCCCGTCAAAGAATTCATCAAGAGCAATCCGAATGCCCTGACCTTGACGGGCGATAGCCCATCCAGAAGTTGGTTGATTGCCAGAAAGTGGACTGATGGTAATTCCACCTTGATCCTTAATTCTTTCAAGCACACCCCTACGGAAGTCTTTGACCTTTTCTGAATTTTGTCGCAGACCTTCAAAATCTTCATATGTACCAGTTACTGTTTCAAGCATCTTCTTGAAGCGAAGTTCCTCTACTTCAGTAATCGGAAGGTTTGCTGCCCTTTTCTTGGCTTTACTGGCATTTGAAAGTGAAGAAATAACTTCCTGATGGGCAGCACGAGAAAGGACTTGACGACCGATCATGCGTCCACGAGAGCCAGCAGGATTCATGCAACCCTCGCCCTGCATATTGGTGAACTGCATGGCGTTAACGGTCCCTGGGGGGCAGCGCATGATTCCGAGTTCATCAACTACGACAAGACCGCGTCGAACACCTTCGGTGACACCAACGGACTGACGTTTACTGATCTTTTTTAGAGCCTTGAATTGAGCGACCCG